GGATAATGATTCCATCTTCGTCTCCCATTGCTTTAAATACTTTTAACACTTCTTCATCGGATGCTAATGTTAAGTCTAGAGGTGGCAGTTCAGGTAACTCTTCAGTTTCTGTCTCGTCCTCAATATCAAGTTCCATGTCATTTTCCATTTCAAAATCCATGTCAGGTTCATCACCATCCATTTCATCTTCTATGTCAATAACATCAACTTCTTCTTCTTCTTGCTCCTTAAGGTAATCGTTTTCGCTCAACGATTCTTTTACTAATTCTTGAATTTCTCCCTTCATTGTAGAAGAGAGTATTTCTTTTGCATTAGACTTCATAGTTTCTTCCAACTGTTCCGCCTCGAGCAACGCTTTTTCTAAAATTGATTCACTCACGTTTTTTTTTATTTTTTAAAAGTTTATTATAAAAGCCACGTGCGTAGACGCGGTTTTATTATAAATATACAATTATTGTAAAAAATCCCGTATTTAGAAGTTTTAACTGGGAATTATCTATTTAAGAAATTATCTAGTTTAGACATTAGGTTTAAAGACTTGTTAAGGTTTGTATTTTCTTTACTTACTTTTGTTATAGATTCACTTGATTCATCTACTGTGTCAGGAGAATCATCTTCCTTAAATAAGTAAGAACCTGGTGTTGACGGTGAGGATACTAGGTCAAAACAAATTAACTCAAAGTCTTCTTGTACTTCATTATATTCACCATTTTTAGTTAGTGACCCAACCCCCCTAGACGATATACCTAAAGTAACCCCTTGTCTTAGTAAATTAGCTGCTTGGTCCCCCACACAGGATATTATACCTTCTTTTAAGTATGCTGGGGAAGTTAATAATTTTAATCTACCTATTAATCTATTACCATCCCACCATGTTTTAGTAATTATGTGAGAGGCCCTATCTAAGTCTATTAATGAAGACTCTGGATGGTTTAATTCAGAAATCGCAGCTCCTTTACCTATAATGTCTTGGTACCTATCATTTTCTCTTTTTAATATTTTTTCTGGGTAGACTCTACCATTACGATTAGGCGTATCATATTTTTGTAGAATTGCGTTCATAAATATTTCACCATCAAACGTTGGCTCACTTATCTCTTTAATTACTTCTTTGTTATCCAAAGGAGAAATGTACCCGTCATGTTCAATTAATATACCATGACCTATTTCACGTGCTTCTAATACTCTCATAAACTAATTTATATATAAATATAAATACAAAACAAAAAACTTAGTTTAAAAATAACTATTATTTTTTAGTTTTGTGAAACTTAAAAGTTGTTGATGGTAGAATCGATTCTTGTATTAGGTTACTTGTTATGGTTTTAACGGGATTGGATATGAAGGGGGATTTTATGTTAAGCTTATTTTTAGTTTCTAGGAATAGTGTTATTTCACACCTCATAAAACTTCTTTTACCAGTTTTTATTCCACTTGCACGTAAATCCAAATCTACTATAGCCTTATCTTTAAATGGTGTTTCTTTTAGTTGGCTGTGCAGTGAATTTTTTATCTTAGTCTCAAATTTTTTGATTGGTCTTATCCACGATTCTTTATCTTCTATGGGTTCTGCCCAAGTGGATAGGTTAACAAATATGGATTTTAGACTGGACATATCTACTGTCCCATAAGACGTTCTAAATACTTCTGATAATTGGGTTTTTACTTCCCTTCCTTGTTTTAACATATATAATATTTTTTATACTAAAATATAAAAAATATAGGTCTCTACTTCAAGTCCTCTACGAGGCCCCTAACCTTAATATATGATTTTTTTGTGGGATTTAATGTTAGAATTTCATTTTTTACCTCTACTAACTTTACCGCTAACTCATCCTCTTTAGATTCCGAGATTAAACCATCTAACTTATTAATAGCAATGTCTTTAATATTTTTAAATTCCTTATTTAATGTATCTTCCGTCATTAATAGGGTGTTTTTAAGAATATTTTTTTGTGATTCTGTTAGTGACCCCTCATAAGCTTCTTTGTAATTTTTACTTATTACTTTAGATAGTATTTGGGGGTTAGTTATACGTGTTATTTTTTTAGTTTTACGATTTGACATATTCTCACATAGGTAATTTTTATCTTCTGCTATGGTTTGTATGTTTTTTATATTAGTATTAAACACTATATTATCTATCTTTTCGTAGATATTATTTGTTGTACTATCACATAATTCTTTTCTATCACCAATAATTTTATCTAGTATAGGTGTTACTGTATTTAATTTATCTTTATTTTCTTTAAGAAAATTTAATGCTTCGGTTAAGTAGGATTTACTATCATCTTTAGATGAAAATTCCTTACTTTCTATTTCATTATAAAGTGTAAAAAATTCCCTAAGTGGTTTAGAAAATTTAATTGCTCCCATAATAACTGATAGGTTATTTTTAAATAATTCTTTATCTTTTTTAAATGAATTTTCTAGAATAGTATCTAAACTAGTTTTGTAATGTGAGAAACTTTTCATAAGTGTATTTTTATAATAAATATCTTTAATCTTCTAATAATGACTTAACTTCCTCATTAATACTATTAATACTACGATTAGTTCTATTTCTTATCTCCTCTAAACCTTGTAAAGATAGTCCTTTTTCTTCCATCAACAGTGGTAAACCTCTTTCTTGATTATACGACTCCGCTGATGCTACTGGTTCTGTTACTTCTTCACCTGCTCCTGGAGCTTCGGTTTCTGGACCACCCATATCAAAATCAGCCACATCTTCACTTCCCATATCTAATCCTGGTTCTGCTACGGCCTCGTCATTTCCACCCTCTTCAGTTGGTGGTTCTCCATATAACTTATCTACATTATTAAATAATCCGGTTTTCTTGATGGTTTCTGAGGTTTTTTCTAACTCCCCAGATAATGCCTTCTCGAATCTTTGTTGTTGTAAGTCTAATTTAATTTCTTCATCACTCATCCCCAATATAAACTTCTTTGCCCAAGTAGCCGAAACAGGAGCTATCCCACTTCCTGGGTCACCAACAGCATCTTTATAAAGTGTGATTTTAGTTTGCCATTGTTCTAATTTTAGTAATTCAGCTTGAGTGGATGGGTTAGTTAACCCTAATGAAAAGTTTTCCAGTTCATCTTCAAAACCCAACACATATAAATGTATAATAGCTATTTTATTCAATTCTTGTATTATAGCTTTTTGTATTCTATTAATAGTACGAGCAAATCTAATATCCAATAAGGCTAAGTTCTTACCTTCACCAACTACCTCTTCAAAACCTAAAAAGGCTTTAGGTATTCTTAATGAAGCTAAAAGTTTTTTCTGAATATATTCTATATCAGCAATTTCACTTAAATTAGTAGCACCAGGTAAAGTATCTATTGGACTAGCAGCTGCTTGGTCTCTTACAGGAATAAAGTAGTCTTGGTCCACAGCCATTTGATTCATCCTTAAATCAACATTTCCATTAGAAGGGTCAACGACTGGGTCTCTTTTAAATTTATTTGCTACTTTTTGGATATAAGCCTCTACATCTTTATCGTCCATATTACCTACGAATATTTTAAACACTCTTCTTTCCGGAGCTCTTGATGTTCTGTAAACTAACATCGCATCTTCAGCTAATAATAACTGTTTCCATATCCTTCTTGCTTTTTCTAACATAGATGTACCATAAGGTAGTCTTCTGTCATCTCCCAATAATCTAAAATGACCAATTTCCCAAGAGTTAAATGTTAATTCTTTTTCTCTCCATTTAAATTTAACTACATGGTCGTCCTCAGATTCATTATTCATTTGGTTTAGGTAACTGTGTCCTTCACTTCTTTCCATTTCAATATTAGGTAGTTGGTTACATCCTATAATACCTTTCTCAGCGTCAATTTTTAAATAAACAAAATTATCCCCATACTTACATGTATTTCTAATCCACATAGGTAAATTTGTGTTAACATCCAATATATTATTAAACAAGTCACCTAATATAGATTTAATCCTAGTAGATTCAGAATATATATTTAACATATAACCTTTTTCTGATGGTGTAGTACACTCCTCAGAATAAATGTCCAAAGCTGCAGAAATTTCTGGTGTAAACTCCATAGACTCATAATCATAATAAGATGCTAGTCTAGTTGGTTCATAGTAGATAGATTTAGTATATAATTCATTATCTATTTTTTGCCACTGGTTTGCTAGGTATAACGATTGTTGCATTTGAAGTTTTTTTTCTTCAAACTCTTTTTTATCGTCTGTTTTAAGTATCTCTGAAGACCCTATATTAAATTTTTGGTAGGAAGGTTCTACTCTGTTAGGTCCTCCGGGACCAAATAATTTTCCTAGTCTTTGGTATAGTGTTAAGTTTTCTGCCATAGTAATTAATAATACTTATTATATTATAAATAGTCAATCATTTTTTATCGGACCTTACCGAATAACCAACCATAATCTTTGTACATTTGTTTACTATCAGTATTTTGATTGCCTGATAGTCCAAATAATGGTTTATTTTGTTGTTTTGTGGCGTTACCGTCACTAGTATTATCACTGGTGGTCCAACTATCTAACATAGCTTTAGTTAAGTCATTTGCTTGTTGTAGTTGAGAGAACGAACTTTCCCCCACATATAAAGCCATTGCAATTGCCATTATTAGGTCATCATGTTTACCTTTCATATGATTAGGTTTCCCATTTATATAAACAAATGTGTGTAGTTCATTCAGTAATCTCTTAGAACGTATAGTAAATTTGTGTCTTAATGATTCTTCGAATGCTGCCACAATTTGACTTCGTTTATTATTAAATGCTAGTCCTGGTGTTTTAGTACCGTTATTTGGGTTGTACTTCCATTTATCCGCGGTATTCATACCTTCCACATATAGGTCTTTATACCCCAATTCCTGTAATTTCCTAGAGGTTGCTACACCCATACCCCCAGTAATATCTGTAACAACATAAGCGTTATACATACTACCCCATTTATATATAATATCAGCAGCTAAATCCGGGGGTATTTTACCTAAGTACTCTAAAACCTGAGTCCTATCATCAAAATCTATTATTATTATAGATGTAAAATCTTCTGAATCACCCCTACTTACGTCACACCCTAAAATATATCTATGTCCCTCTTTTGGTTTTTCCCAAACCCATAACTGATTCCCAACAAACATATCTTCTGGGTCTCTAATATCTTCATTTTTTATTCTTTCTATTGTTTCTACTGGGATTACATTATCACCAGAACCTAAAAAAGCACTTTCTAATTCCTGTGAAACTTTTCTTCTATCATACTTAAGTTTTTTAACCATACTCTCAAACCAAGAAGAACAAGGTTTATAACCATTTTTAATTAAATCCCTAAACTTACTCAAATCTGTTTCATGAATAAATTCACTCTCATCAAAATCCTCTATATTTAATAAAAAATGTACAATGTCTTTTGTTTTTACCCAATATAAGTCTTTAGTGAACCTAGGGTCATTTTCCCAATGAAGTTCAGAAATATGAAAACTATTTAAACCTTTTATAGATTGTTCATAAATCTCATAATAAATTTTATCGTATCCGTTAGGGGTTGATATGACAATTACTTTACCCCCAGTAGATAATGATGCCATACACGCAGCCCAAAAATCGTCACCAGCTTCTATATAGGCAGCCTCATCAAAAATAAGTGTTGTTGGTGTAAAACCCCTAAGTGCGTCAACAGAAGTTGCGACTGCTTTTACCTCACTACCATTATTTAATTTAAAATGTTTTTGGGAGTCTTTTTCTTTTGAAAACCCGACATCAATCCAATCAGGCCATTGATTAATAAACCCTCTTACTTTATTTGCAAATTCAGAAGCTGTGTCTAATTTGTTAGCAATTATTAGTATTTTTTCTGGTCTTGTTTTAGAAGCGAACTGTAATTTTTTTGAAACCCAAGCTGCTGTTGCTGTAGATACACCAGCCTGACGATATTTTTTTGTGATGTTATCGTTATACTTTTCAAAATTACTTAACATCATTTTCTGTTCAGGAAATAAGTTAAATGGAACGTATTTTGATTGTGTATTGTCGTAAGTTTCCAAATACGTCTCAATAGAGTAGTTGGTGTCTTGTAGGCACCTAGCATATTCTTTTATTAGCTCTTGTTTGTCCATATGCTATAAATATCAGAAAATTATTAACCTTTTACAAGTTATATAAAAAGTCTTTTTCGGATTTTGTTAAAGAATCCATACCCGTTTTATTTATTTTATCTAAAATGGTATCCATATCTAGTTCTTCAACATCTGGAATTTGTGGTGTATCATCTATAGGTTCCGTAATTTCTCCTGAGGCATCCTCATAGTCTTCTTGTTTTAATTGGTTAACTATTTCGTCAATCATTTTTTTAACCTGGTCTTTACCTTGTTGGCTACCTGATAGTATTTCTTTAGCTAGGGCAAGGAATTGTTCTGCCTCTAAACTTACAAATTTAAAATAAAAATAATTTTTAATTCTTTTTTGTTCGTCCGAATCAAAGAAATCATCTGGGTATACTTCTAAAAATTTTTCCCAAATTACTGGTCCTAATCGTAAATCCCAAATTTCAGCTGGTAAAGTATCCTCCATACCAATTACTTCTTGAGCCATGTCTGGGTCAGATGGTAGTCCGTGAGCTGAAACATACTCCATAACACCTTTATATAGTTCATGTACTAATATAGGAAACATTAATCCCTTTGCTTTAATTGTAGGTGGGTCTGTTTCTAAGTCTAATTCTTCTTTTCCAGCCATAGCTTGTTCTGCNCCACCCCCACCAATCATACCTTCCATNTCTGGCATTACCCAATACATTAAATCNTTAACTGACATTACTATNGAGTATAACCCAACTAAATCTGGGTTTATATCATTTAATNTTTCATTTACTAAGTGGTACATGTAGTGAGCTTTTTTTGCTGACCCCTGTATTAAAGAATTTATAAATCTTCTTTTTTGTTTTTCTAAATCTAATTTTTGTAACCTTTTAGCGGCCTCATCCTCCATTTCAAAATTAGGAAATTCAAGCTCTTTCTTTTTCTTTTTTTCTTTAGGTTTTTGTTGCATTCCTGACATATTAGGTTTTTCCAGTTTTGCGTCAAACTGTAAATCACCTTCAGGTATACCCATTTCACCAACAACCAACTCTACTGCGAGATTTTCTAAAACTTCTTTATTTTGTGATTCTATTTGTAATATTCTTTGAGCTGCTTGCATTAACATTGGTTGTAGAGACATGAAAGTTTGTGGGT